GCTGACTTTGGTCTAACCATATTTTCAGCTAACTTCCATTTTAATAAAATGTTAGTTCCCATCACCATCACACCATCATACCATACGTCAATTGTTTTTTCTATTTTTTCAAAACGACCTTCATCCATCATCTCTTGAGGTGGGTTAAATTGGTCGTCTTTTTCTATAATTTTAGAACCACCACCGTCATATATCTTTTTCTTATAAACTATCTTTTTACTAGTCTTATAATTAAAATACATAATAGTACAAGTATCTCTATAGAATATATCATTCTCGTAATATTGAGCTGTATTATAATAGTTATACCAACTCTGACTATATTTAGATATTTTTTCTAAATCCTCATTAGTAAGGCTAGGGTCAATTTTTCTCAACTCTATAATAGGAACCGTTTTAATTTCACCCCAATAAAAGCAATCTTTAAAATGAGGGTCTTGACTATAACTATATACTATATTAGCAGGGTCAACGTAACTAATCTTTACTCCTGCTCCTTCTTCAAACTCGTGTTTTGCAACACCTATACCTAATACAGTTAAATCGTAATCAAATCTTTTTCGTAAGTCTACATATTTATTAGAAGCAAACAAAGTATTAATTGCTTGTTCTTCAGCTATCTCAATAGCCGGTTTATAGTGTAGATTCATATATAACGATAATTCCTCATCGTCTTCCGGTAAATCATCAGGGTCCATAGTAAATGGATTAACTCCTGTATTTTTTTGAATAACCTCAAGTGTGTCTTTAGCGGCCATCTGCCCCTGAATCATTTCTTGAAACCTTGAACGCTTGTCTTGCGACATTGCGTCTTCAGCGTAGGCATCGACTTTGAATAACCTATCTGACATTCCGTTTACTACAATATCTACAAATTTTGGAAGTATAGGTACCGGAGTCCAATCTAAATTTAAATAAGACAAATCACCATCAACAGCTAATTCATTTTTATATTTAGCTATTGATTGTTCGCCTCGTGCATATAATCGTAACCTATTAAAGTCTCGCCATTGATTGTAATATCGGCACGAATTGCCATCTCTTTTGAACCACTCATATTGAATAGCTTGACCGATTTGTAACCCAAATTCATCAGTTGCTTTTTCAGCATCTGATACAAATTGACTTGGGAAACCGGCTGCTGATATGTTAATTTTTACTTCCTTCATTTATTTCAACAATTCACTTATAGACCCCTTGTTATTGTATCTAGCAAAGGTAATACTTATTTTTGACTGTTTTTGTTCCGGAGTATATTGATGCTTTTGATTAGCCATAATTGCTAAACCGGAGCTAATTGAGGCATCGAATTTAGTTCTATTATTAATATCAAACCTAGCCCAATCCTCTAATGTTCTTGCAAAAGGCATTGTCCCCATCTCATCACTATCTCTATATGTACCACCCATATCTAACCCTATATATTTTTCTATATAAGATTCTATAGCTGAAGCGTGAGACTGTTTTACATCTTCCGAAGAGTTAGGTATTCCCCCTAATTCTTTTTCAGTTCTTGAAAGTTTATTATAAACTTTATCGGGTCTATTTATTGAGTAACCTCTATACCCTCTATTTTTAAAATGATATAACAACCTTGGTTTATTATTTTCACAAAGTATAGGCATACCATAAAAAACACAAGCCATTAATACTTCTTCAAAAAATATTTCAGCAGTTTGAGGTCTAGCAATATATTCTAAAAAAAATTCTGTACTTGGTGCATCATCCATATTAAACTTAGTGAGTCCGTGCAAAGAACCATTAGAGCCTTTACCACCCACAGTACCTGATATATCATAAGAGTCACACCCAAATGAACCTAAGTGCTCATTGCCGGGATATTTTAATCCCCGCTTTAATGCAACTTTATTTTGCAATCCTTTTTTAGGAACCCAACTTACTAAAAATCTACCTCGCTTATCAGGACTCCAAACTACTTCCGAATCTTTCTCTCCATTTTTCCAATGGAATGAACCACGAGTTAAATGATGGTCAAGAATTAAGGAGTCATTATAATCTATTTGTTGGTATATTTTAGTTAGATTGAATAAAGATGATTTACTTTCATCTCTAAATGCGTGTGATTCACTTCTCGGAAATTGTCTATAAAATTCATTTAAAGCATCAGGGTCACTTTTAAGCGATAAAACTTCAGCTTCCCAATAATCTATCGCACCCTTAGTTATCATTTCTTTATCTACACCCAAGACAGCTTCTTTAGGTTTTTTAAATACAGGTTGTCCATATATATCTATAAACCCCTCCATATTCCATTCCATAGGAATAAATAAAGAATATAGTCCACTTTTAGTTTGACCGTTAGCATTTCTATTTAAAACATTAGAGTCTTCGTATAACTTTTTAAAATTATTACCACCTTTTGCTAACGCATTAGATGTAGACCCCATCATACATTTTCCTATAATTTTACTACCTAACCTTAAACAAGTTTTAGTTACCCTCCAATTGTTCAAAATATTGTTAGGTTTTATCCACTTACCGCTTTCATCGTGAACTAATAATAATAATTTTTCACCATCATAAGAGTTGTCATCGGTATTTTTCCAATCAATAGTTGTATCTAATCCTTCAAGCTCATCTTCTTCTACATCATACATATTCTTCTTTGTAATCTTAGACGCAGGAACTCTAAAAGCTAATTCTGTTTTAGGTTTATCCATACCGTCCATAATCGGTTTAAAGAAAAAAGGTAACCTGCTATTTATAGGAACCACCTTATCTGTAAACATTTTCTTAGCATCACTACCTGTTTTAGATAATATACCTACTCTAGAATCACGTGCTAAACTACCTGTATTAACAGCTTCTGATGAACCCATAAAAGAAAACCCTGAACGTCTAATTTTTAAGTACGTCATTCCAAATGACCTTTTGTCAGCTTTACACGCTTCCCAAAAAATAAAAAATATTCTATTAGCTTCTCTATAGTCCGGGTATCCTACATCAATATTAGTCCATTGAAGATACATATAATGTGAACCGGTAATATAAGTCGGGTCTCCTTCATTCATAAACCAATAACCATCATCTCTTCTATCAAACTCTTTTTCAATATAATCTACCCACTTGTTTTTAAAAACAGCAGGCATATCATTCCATTGAAATATTGAATTGATTTTACTTAATTCTTTTGGAAACTCTTCTCTCTCCCAATACTGAAGTGATTTAGTGGTGTGACGTGCATCGCATAATTCAGGCTTTAAAGGAAGGCCTATTTTTAAACCCGATATTTCAACTACATCTCCAACTTGACCTGTCTTAGATATATTTACAAAATCATACTTTTCGTTATATCCATAAAGCCAAGTATGCCCACTATTTTTTTTAGAGAGAACCTTCTTTGGAATATAATCCTTTACTACTCGGTATAAATTATTTTGACCTTCGTTCTGCAAATCCTTGTTTTGTATCAGTTTTGGTTGGGCCTTTAGCTTCAATAATTAAATTTTCTTTTTCTAAATCTATTCGTTTAAGTATTTCAAACGCATCAAATATAGAAAGTTTTTTAGATGCTGCAGCATTCTTTAGTTTGTCTGCCGCTAAATCATCTTCGGGGTCCGGCTTTATAATGTCCTCTTTAGCAACTTTAATTAATTGCTTCACCGCTTTATATCCGGCTTTAATTATTTCTTCTCTAAGCTCTATTGAATCCATTTTTTTCTTTTAAAAATATTACTTGAACTAATCTTGCCTCATCGCCTACCCCAAAGTTTTCTTTTATATTTCTAGAATGTAGTTCTGTAGAGTCAAACCAACACATCCTATTAAATTTATAGTCAATTACTTTTGTATCATTAGGGATGTATACAGTTGTCCCTGCACCTTCAGGATGATTTTCATTTAAGTAAAGAAGAATAGTAACATCACCCATCATCTCATCGCTGTGTAAATAATTAGGCTCATCTTGCAAATAAGGAGATTGACGAATAAAATTAAAAGCTACTTCATAACCTATAAATATATACAATACTTTGTTTTCAAAATCATAATTACTTATA